TGCTTATGGGATTTGTTGACATCTCAAAGATATGGCCTTGGGGATCATATTCTTACAGCTTCAGAGAAAGCTAGTTTTAATGGAAATGCAGAACGGCTAAGTAAGTTTGATTTTTATGCTGCTTCTCAATATTGCTCTGCTAATAACACAAGACCAAGTAATCCGAATAATGATTATGGGGCAAATGGTAAGCATGGAATAGCTGATGGGTTTGGGGGTTTTGAACCACGTTTCTCTTGCAATGTTTACATCCAAGGTCGTGCAGAAGCTTTTGATTTAATCAATTCGATGTCGGCTGTTTTCATGGCGATGCCTTACTGGTCTGTGGGCAGCCTTGCATTAACACAAGACAAGCCAGGTTCAAGTAGTTATCTGTTTACTCTGGCGAACATCACATCTGAGGGATTTAATTATTCAGGGAGTAGTCAAAGGTCAAGGGCAACAGCAGTTGTCGTTAAATATTTCGATCAGACTCTTAGGACGTTTGCTTACGAAGAAGTCGAAGATGATGCAAGTTTATTTAATGGAATAGCAAAATACGGAGTTATCACTAAGAACATCGAGGCTTTTGCTTGCACAAGTCGTGGTCAAGCCCGTCGTGTGGGTCGCTGGCTTATTTACAGTGAGGCGCAGGAAACTGAGGTTGTTAGTTTTACTTGTAGTTTAGAAGCTGGTGTCTTGGTACGTCCTGGGCAAATTATTGATGTAGCAGATCCATTAAAAGCTGGTTTAAGAAGAGGTGGTCGGATCGCTTCAGCAACAAATAGTCAAATTACAGTTGATGGTACGGCTGGTGTTGATACAGATCTTCCTCAAGGTTCAACTGCTTCTTTGGGATATACAAGAACAATTCATGTATTGCTTTCAGATGGCACTGTTGAATCAAGAACTGTCAGTGATATTACTGGTAATATTATTGTTCCCAATACTGCTTTCAGCAGCGCACCGAATCCTAATAGTGTTTGGGTTTTAGAGACAACAGGAGGAACGTCTGCTCAGAACTTGCAAACAACTCAGTGGAGAGTCGTAGCGGTTGAGGAAGTTGATGAATTGGAATATAAGGTTTCAGCACTTGCTTATAACTCTTCTAAATATGGAAATGTTGAGTCAGGTTTCTCTCTTACTCAAAGAGATTTCAGTAACTTAAATGAAATACCTTCTGCTCCACCAGCTCCTTTAATTATTACTGAACGGCTTTATAAGCAAGCAGATCAAGTTAAGGCAAAAATAATTTTCTCATGGCAATCAGTTCTAGGGGTTAGTAAATATGAGGTTAGATGGAGGAAAGACGGAGGAAATTGGAATACCTATATAAAGATAGGAACCAGTGATGATATTAATGACATAACTCCTGGGACATTTGAGTTTAAGATCTTCAGTCTTAATGCAACGGGTGTTGCTTCTACCAGTCCATTAACAGGAAGCACGACTGCTACTGGTAAAACTCGTAAACCTAGTAATATCACTAATTTCTCTTATTTCTTAGATCCGATTTTAGGCTTTGTTCTGCAATGGGATAAGTTGGTTGCGACTTATCCACATTTTGATGATTTAGATGTTGTTGGATATGAAATTCGCACTACTAATGCTAATTGGGGTTTGTCAAATAATGATTATTATAATCCTTCAAGTCCTGTCGCTGGAGAAAATTTAATAGCAAGAGTTACAGCTAATAGTTATAACCTTGGTTTCATTACTACTGGATCTGTAGGGTATTGGATTAAAGCTTATGACAGTCAAGAACAATATAGTGAGACTGCTGTTTCTATCTCTATTTCAATATCGGCTCCTGTAGCTCCAGATGCTTCTATTACTTTTGAAGGGGATAATGTCGTTATTACTTGGGAGAAGGTTTCAACGACAGGAAGATATGCTATTTCTCATTATGAAGTTTCAAAGAGTCCTACTTTTGCAACTATTATTGAGAAATTAGATACAACTGTTTACAAGAGAAAAGTTGATTTTAGTGGTAGTGCAACATTTTATGTTCGATCTGTTGATACAGCAGGGAATGTTAGTGCAGGAGATGTTCTTACGATTAGTAATGACCAGGCAGATGAATATGGATTAGCTGTTAATTACAACAGTGGAACTTCTGTCGAGATGACATGGACAAATAGAGATGGAAGTACACCTACGGTTGCTTATGAAGTAGCTCATAGTGCTACTACTGTTGCTGATTTTGCTTCTGCAACAAGTAATCAGCAGGTAAGAGGAACAACATTTTCTTATGTTGTTGACTGGAATACAAATAAGAGATTTTGGATTCGTTCTATAGATGCTCAAGATAATACAGGAGCAGAAGAGTATGAAGATATTAATTTCACTTTGCCTAGTGTTGTTCCTAGTTTCGACACTGCTTTTAAAGGAGTAGGAGGAAATGCTCTTCTAAAAAGTGAATTAGAACTTACATGGGGAGCAGCAACGAGAGGGAGTTTAAATATTGATGAATATGAGGTAAGAAAAGGTGCTACTTTTGCTAGTGCTACTGTCATTGCAACGATTAAAGGTTTATCTACAACGACACAGGTTGATTGGAATGGGACTCAAACTTTTTGGGTTGTAGCAAAAGATATAAATGGAAATTACGGAACTGAACTTTCACAAAATGCGACTGTTACTCCTCCTGCGAAAGTAGGTTCTTTCGTCCAAGAAGTTATTGATAACAATGTCTTGCTTAACTGGACAGAAGCAGAATCAATTCTTCCGATTCTTTATTACAACATCAAAAAAGGATCGAGTTATGCAAGTGGAAGCACTATTGGAACAAAGCAGGGATTATTTACAACTGTATTTGAGACTGTTTCTGGGACGTTTACTTACTGGATTGCAGCAATTGATTCTGCAAATAACGTAGGAGAAGCTGAACAAGTTAGTGCAACTGTTAATCAGCCACCAGATTATGTTTTAAGAAAGAATGTCGATAGTACTTTTGCAAGTCAAGCTTCTGTCCCTACAACAGTAACCAGTTCAAACGCATTTGCTGATGCAGGTAATTTATTTGTCAATGTAGACACAACAAGAACATATCAAGATCATTTTATTGGTACAGGTTCAGCAGGATCTCCTCAATATCCAAATTGGAACTCGTATGGAGCAACTGCAATTTATGGTTTACCTTCAGCAACTTCTGGTTTTTATCAAGAGATTCTTGATTATGGAACAACTTTGGCAGGTACAAAAATAGTTCAAACTTTAACTGGTATGCACGAAGCAGGATCAACTTCTATTACTCCACAAATTTCTATTAGTACAGACAATACGAGTTATACAGATTATCCAGGTGCACCTACAACAGATTCAAGTAATACTCATAGTGCCTTCGGAACAAGTTTTAGATATGTCAAATTCCGTTATGATTTTGCAAGTGCAGGAAATGATGACTTATTAAAAATAACTGCTTTTAATATGAGATTAGAAACGAAACAAAAAACAGACTCAGGCAGTGGCACTGCAAGCTCAAGTGATAGTGGTGGAACAACAGTTAATTTCAGTACTCCAGCAGGAGGGGGAACTTATTTTGTAGATGTAGTTTCTATTACAGTGACTCCAAAAGGTAATTCATCTCCTGTAATTGCAATTTATGATTTCACTGATACTCCCAACCCAACATCGTTTAAAGTGTTGTTATACAACACTTCTGGCACTAGAGTTAGTGGGGATTTCAGTTGGACGGCAAGAGGTAACTAATGGCTAACTGGAGCAATCCTCAACTCACAAGTACATATACAAATTTCTTAGCAGAAGTCAAAGCTAGGGATGAAGATCTTGCGAAGCAATTTTCTAGTGGAACGATTAGCAATCAGCCAACAGGTGCAGTTAAGTGGGATAGCAGTGCAAATAGATGGAAGAAGTGGAGTGGAAGTGCATGGGGAGAACTCGCAAGTACTTACGCATTAACATCTTTAACAACAACTGGTACTGCTGGATTTGGTGGAAATATAACGATCACTGGAACGGTAGATGCTTCCAGTACTGTTTCGGGAACAGCGTTTATTCCTGATGGAAGTACAGCTCCTTCAAATGGGCTTTATCTTCCTAGTTCTAACACTCTTGGTTTCTCTGTTTCTAGTGGTCAGAAAGCTTCTTTAAATGCAACTGGATTAAAACTTGGATCAGGTACAGCTTCTTGCAAATTAGAAGTTGACGGTGGAATCAAAGTTAATGGCGGAGGAACTCATGGTAGTCATGGATATAGTTTCAGATCGAATGATACGGATGCAGGAATGTATTCGCAATCTGATAATCATCTGACTTTTAAGACTAACAATGCAGAACGAATAACTATTTCTGGGGATAAGGTTGGGATAAATGATACTGGCCCAGACTGTCATCTACATGTAGAAGGTGGTGGATCTAGTGAAACAAACTTCCGTCTTAAAAATGATGACGGATCTCTAAGAATTAGTGTTGATGAGGATAAAGCCAGATACCAAGCAGATGAACATGTCTTTAAGAATCAAGCAGATAATTCAACTTGGGCAACATTAAATAGTACTGGTTTAGGAATTAATAAAACTCCTGCTAAAAAATTAGATGTTAGTGGTGATGCTGCTATATCAGGAACATTAACAGTTGGATCTCTTTCAGGTACAGCCTCTAAAGCAACAGATCTTGATATTAATGCTTCTAATAAAGTTGTATATCAAGCAAGTAATGGAGATACTTCAACCTTGCCTCAAGGAACTTCTGGTCAGTTCTTGAGGTCGAATGGTGCGTCTACTCCCAGTTGGGAAACAATCTCAACAAATGGAGAAGTCCCGATTGGTGGAATTATTATTTGGTCGGGGGCCACTAATGCTATCCCGACTCATTGGAGTTTATGTAGTGGTCAAACTGTAAATGGAAACGTAACTCCAGATCTAAGGAACCGATTTGTAGTAGGTGCTGGAAGCACTTATAGCGTTGGAGCTACTGGTGGTAGTGCTAATGCAGTAGTTGTTGCTCACGAACACAGTTCATATACTCATTACAATGGAACTCATGGTCACGGTATTACTGACCCAGGGCATCACCATACTTATTCAAGAACAACAAACTTTGCAAGTGGAGGTGGTGATGCTTCAAACAGACGTGCGCCGTATCAAGAGACAACAACTAATGTCAGTGGTCGGGGAACAGGAATTTCAATTAATGAGGGAGGAAACCACCGTCACGCAATTAGCAATGATGGAGTAGATGGAACGAATAAGAACTTGCCTCCTTACTATGCTCTTGCTTATATAATGAGAACTTCTTGACTTATCAAAGTTCTCTTCGAGATGATAGTAATAATGATAGTTTTGAAGTTGATATAGATTTCACCTTAATCAAAACAGTTGATTGTAAAAATAATAAAATAAAAAATATTTATATTAATAAATTAAATCATTTGAAGAAAGCAAAGTTTAATAAAATAAAAATTCCTAAATTTACTTATTCTATTGATAATACTACAGTTTCATGTCTAATTGATTTCATAAAAGGTACTTACGTTTATACTCCAGCACAAAGAACTTTGATCTATGAAGATATAGTTTGTCATGATTCTGATTGGACTTTTAGTGATTATCGTGATGCTAATTTTATTGTTCAGGAAGGAACAGGAGATATATTTTCTGTAGATTTTCAATCATATCGTTTTTATCCAAACAAAGAAAAAAGGAAAGTCGCTTGGTTTAATCATGTTGAATCGCTTCGTTGGTTGAAACAAAACTTGTGATGATGTATTTATTTCCCTTAACAGGAGATAAACCTCTATGGGGAAAATTCCAAGTAGCAGGAAAAAGAATGAGTTTTCCTGTTTCTGGAACGACTTTATGTCCGAAAGCAAATTCAGTTTCGCCTCCTTCTTCTACTGCGTTTAAATACCATATACAAGCGACAGTTCTTGTCCATCCTTCTATATAAGTTTGGCAATCGACATGCCAGTTATAGTAATCATTTGGTCTATATCTTTTAATGTTATAACCAGTGTCTTTGATTTCGCTTGACCATAATGGATTTCCTATGATTTTTACAATTCGTTTTGAATATTCTTCAAGATTTTCAGCTAATGATTGAAAAAGAATTCTATCAATATCTTCCCATTCGTCTAGGTCACTAATAGCAAGATCCATTGATTTTTTCAACTCAGGTATAACTTTTCCCGAAGTTGTTATCCCTGGGGCTTTTCTATCGTCATGTCTAAACCTTTGAATAATATCTTCACATGTTTTAGGGTCTAAAGCATCGTGCATCTCATAGATGAGATCCTTGAAATCTTTCATAGCTAATAAATAAAGATAGGAAAAAAAGAAGATTCAAGAAAATCTTCCTTTCTTCTGGGTGGGATAGGTATTATTAGACTATCCTAAAGAAGATCCAAGAGGGAAGGAAGTGGCAAACAGGAAAATTACAGAATTGACTGCTCTGACCACTCCAGCAGCAGATGACGTAATCCCCATAGTCGATATTAGTGAAACCAGTAATGCGACTAAGAATAAGAAAATTACGGTTGCTAATTTAATTGAGAATTTTGCTGATGTTGATCTAAAACTCGCTAATGGTACAGAGTCAGCACCAAGTCTTGCGTTTACAAATTCAGTTTCAACAGGTTTATATCGTAGTGCAGCGAATGAATTATCTATAACAACGAATGGTGGTCGAGCAATAAAAGTTGAATCAAACAATAAGACCACAATTTATGGAGATCTTGTAGTTACTGGTGGGACTACTACGATTTCAAGTACCACAATTGATGTTGCCGATAAAAATATTCAACTTGCTACAGGCAATAGTTCTGATACTGGAGCAGATGGAGGTGGTCTAACTCTTAAAGGTGAAACAGATAAAACTTGGAATTGGGTTGATAGTACAGATGCTTGGACAGCTAACCAGCATATTGATGTAGCGAGTGGAAAGGTTTATAAGATTGCTGGAGCAACAGTTCTAAATGCAACAACACTAGGATCTGCTGTTGTTAATAGCTCTCTTACTTCGGTAGGAACCCTTGGATCATTAACAGTCACCAATGCTGTTACCGCAGGAAGTTTAGATATTTCTGGTGGTGTTGATATAGATGGAACTTTAGAGGCTGACGCTTATACCGTTAATGGCACAGCATTGAATGAATACATCGCTGACACAGTTGGAGCGATGGTTTCTAGTAATACTGAAACCGACATCACTGTTACCTATGACGATAATGATAACACTCTTGATTTTGTTATTGGCACGTTAAATCAAGATACAACTGGTAATGCTGCAACGGCGACTGCATTAGAAACTGCAAGAACTATAGGAGGTGTGTCATTCAACGGGACTGCGAACATCAACCTTCCTGGTGTCAATCAAACGGGAAATCAGAATACTACAGGCAGTGCGGCAACATTAACCACAGCGAGAACGATAGGTGGTGTTTCTTTCGATGGAAGTGCAAATATCAACCTGCCAGGGGTCAATGCGGCTGGAAATCAGAATACTTCAGGAACTGCTGCTGGGTTAAGCGGTACACCCAACATCACAGTCGGAGTAGTGACAGGAGGGAGTCTTGATATTTCTGGCGATGCGGATATAGATGGGACTCTTGAAGCTGATGCTTACACAGTTAATGGGACAGCTTTAAACGAATACATTGCAGATACCGTTGGCGCAATGGTTTCCAGCAATACGGAAACTAATATTGCAGTTACTTATGACGATAATGATAACACTCTTGATTTTGTAATTAGTTCTTATCCTGCGGCTTCAATTAGTGGAACAACTTTAGCCAGCAATGTTGTTACTTCTAGTCTGACTTCAGTTGGAACATTAGGCTCACTTAATGTCACCAACACTGTAACGGCAAATCTATTCAGTGGATCGGGTGCAAGTTTAACTTCACTTCCTGCGGCACAATTATCAGGAGCAATTGCAAATGGTGTAACCGCTACGACCCAATCTGCAAATGATAACTCCACCAAAGTAGCAACGACAGCCTATACAGACACAGCGATTTCAAACTTAGTTGATAGTTCTCCTAGTGCTTTAAATACACTTAATGAACTTGCAGCAGCACTTGGAGATGATGCTAATTTCTCAACAACAGTAACAAATAGTATTGCCACTAAATTACCGTTAGCAGGTGGGACTTTAACTGGAAATGTTATATATAACGATGATGTAAAAGCTTCATTTGGAACTGGATCTGATTTACATATATATCACGATGGAACGGACAACTACTGGCAGACAGGAGCAGTAACTACACATTTCAGAGTTGATAACGGTAATCGTCTAACCCTAAAATCAGATGGCAACGTCCAAATGCAGGGTAGTAGTGGTAAGAATTTAGAGTGGGTAACGGCTTCAGGATCACTAACCTTTGCTGATAGTGCTAAGGCTACTTTCGGAACAGGAAATGATCTAAGTATCTACCATGATGGATCGGATTCATGGGTCAAGAATAATACTGGTGCGTTAATTATTAGAGGAAGTGGTGGAACTTCCCTGATGCACCTGGAACCTAAAACTGATGAAAATGGGATACTTGTAAAATCAGATGGTGAAGTATCGCTTTGGTACGACAACTCAAAGAAACTAGAAACGAGTTCGGCTGGGATTAGTGTAACAGGACAAATATCACAATTTGAAACAGGTGGTAATAATAAATTTATAACCAAAAGAACTGGTGCAGCAGGGTCTAATAATGATGTTTTCTTTGAGCTTAGATCTTTAAATACTGCTGATCAAGAAGTCGGAAGTTTCTTGTTTCAGAGAGAATCAGCAGCAGATGACTCTTATTTTATTCTTAAAACTCGTAATACAGGAGGTTCAAATACAGAAAGACTTCGCATCACATCTGCTGGAAACGTACAGATACCAGCCGATAATAAGAAGCTACAAATAGGAGCTTCACAGGATTTTGAGGTGTACCATGATGGAGGCAGTACACACCTAGATAACAATACAGGTCATTTTTTCATACGAAATAATGTTAATGATGATGATGGCGGGAATATTTATATTCAAGGTAAATCTCAAGAGAACTCGATTATATGTAATGATGATGGAGCCGTAGAACTTTATTATGACAATAGTCTTCAGTTCAAAACCACTGCTAACGGCTGTCAAATTGATGGTGATTTGTACTTCGATAATGAAGTAAATGCTGGAAGAGATTTATTTTGGGATCAATCAGCAGATTATTTAAAATTTTCAGATAATGTACAAGCTGTATTTGGAAATGGGACTGATCTACAAATTTGGCACGATGGAGGTGGTCACAACTATATACGAGGAACTGATTCTACACGGAATTATATACAACATGGCACAGATAAGGCCATAGTCACTTACCCTAACGGAACAGTAGAACTCTATTACGACAACGTTAAGTATCTTTCAACTGATGCTGGTGGCGTTAGGTTTGCAGGTTGGGGTGCTTTTGCTGACAATGGTAAAGCTTATTTCGGAACAGGTAATGATCTGCATATTTACCATGATGGTTCTCATTCATATATAGATAATACGAATGGTACAGGTAATCTCTACCTACAAGATGAAGTAGTAAGAGTCAGAGCCGCTACTAGCTTTGCAGTTGACAACACAGATGGAACAGAAACGGCATTAATAGCAACATTAGATGGAGCCGTAGACCTCTATTACGACAACAGTAAGAAACTTGAGACAGTATCAGGTGGGATAAATGTTATAGGTTCAGTTACAGACGATGGAGCCAATCACGATGGAGATGTTAATTTTTATGGTGTCAGTTCTTATAATGCTCAATGGGATAAGAGCGATGCAAGTCTGAAATTTTTAGATAATGCAAAGATTAAAATAGGAACTGGCGATGATCTACAAATTTACCACGATGGATCTAATTCATATGTAGCAGAAACTGGTACTGGAGATTTAGTTTTACAAGGCGGGACTGTATGGATACAGCATGGTAACGGTGAAAATGCTTTAAAAGCTACTGAAGATGCTGGCGTAGAACTTCGATATAACAACGTTAAGAAGTTTGAGACAACGAGTAGTGGTGTAACAGTAACAGGTTCTATCAATGCAACAGGACAGGTCAAAATTAATGACAGTTATGCTTATATAGCTGGAACAGGTAATGATCTACAAATTTACCATGATGGAGGTAATTCGTTCATAAAAGATACAGGTACTGGAAGATTAAGTATATGTACTAGTCAACTTCAACTTACTAACGCTGCTGACAGCGAGGTAATGATCAAGGCTACTGAAGATGGAGCCGTAGAACTCTACCATAATAATAATAAGAAGCTTGAAACGTCTACTTATGGAACAACTTTAACAGGCAACTTATTCCTTGCTGATAGTTCAGATACTAACTGGGGAAGGATAAAACTTGGGACAGCTGAAGATTTACAAATCTACCACGATGGAAGCAATAGTTACATAAACGATGTTGGAACAGGTGGTATAAAGATATTAACTAGCGGGCTACAGGTTAAAAATGCTGCTGATGATAGTTATATGGCGTTCTTTGGCTCTACTGGGACTACAGAACTCTATTACGACGGCAGTAAGAAGCTTGAGACAACGAGTGGTGGAGCAACCGTAACAGGAACATTAACAGCTACAGCATTTAGTGGTGATGGTTCAAATATCACAGGTATAACTTCTACTCCTGGGTCTAATCAAGATATAGATCTTGATGATAATAAGAAATTTATATGTGGTAATGGCGATGATCTACAAATTTACCATGATGGAACGAATTCTCAAGTAAGAAATTCTACTGGTTCTTTACTTGTAATGAGTGACACATATCACGTCAAAAGCATGAGTCCAAATGAAGATATGATTAAAGGTGTCGCTAATGGAGCCGTAGAACTCTATTATAATGGTCATAAATCTTTCAATACTGGATCAACTGGTATAAGTGTATATGGACCTGAAGGTGGAAACGGTTCTATAAACCTATACGCTGATGAAGGTGATGATAATGCTGATTTTTGGAGGCTTCAATCTGGAACTGATGGCGTTTGGAGTCTAGATAATTTTGCAGCAGGTAGCTACGAAAATAGTATAAAAGCTACAGGTAATGGAAATGTAGAACTCTATTACGACAACTCAAAGAAGCTAGAGACAACGAGTGGTGGCGTAACAGTAACAGGCACTTTAATCGCAACAGCTAACATTGAAGCAAGTAATAATATACAACTGCTAGATGATAAAAAACTTCTAGTTGGGAATGGAAACGATCTACAAATCTACCATGACGGCTCTACAAATATTATTAACGGTGTTAGCGGTAATACATCTATAAGAACTGCGGCAGCAGGTACATCTGGAGAGAACGCTATTTTAATTGTGCCAAATGGAGCCGTATCTCTTTATTACGACGACACCAAGCGTTTTGAAACCACTAGTTCGGGAGTTACGGTAACTGGATACCTTGGAGTTGATGAACTTGGGTTGGGAGATAATGAAAAAGCAAAATTTGGTAATGGCGAAGATTTACAGATCTGGCATGATGGATCGAACTCATACCTATGGAATGGTACCAATTCACTTATTGTTCGTACAGGTGGTTTCTCTATAAATGACGCTGCTAATGCTAAAAATTCAGCGACTTTTGATACTGACGGAGCCGTAGAACTCTATTACGATAATGCTAAAACATTTACTACAAGTGCTAACGCAGGTATTGTTTGGGGTACAGAAGGTAATAATGCGACTCTATTCTTCCATGCAGATGAAGGAGACGACTGGGCTGATTATTGGAATCTAACTGCTACAACTACTGCTGAGTTTAAGCTTCAATGTAGAGCAGACGGTGGTGGTTTTGAAACTTCTATAGAATCTAATAGAAATGGGAATGTAGAACTCTATTACGACAACGCTAAGCACTTTGAGACAACTTCAACAGGTGTGTCTTGGGGTACGACTAGGCTACGTTGTGCTGACAATGGAATGATTGAATTTGGCACAGGTCAAGATCTACAAATTTACCATGATGGATCTCATAGCTATATTTATAATCAGACTAATGAATTAAAAAATAGAGCAGCTATTTGGAAAGTTGTTAATGAAGCCAATAGTGAAATACAGATTAAAGCTACAGAAAATGCAGCAGTAGAACTCTATTACGATCACACCAAGCGTTTTGAAACAGGACCAGGGTATAACTTATCGACTGGAGATATTTCACCTTCTGCTTCAGGAACTTATAACTTAGGTGGTACAAATGCTAAATGGAATAATGCCTATTTTGCAGGTGATGTTTATTTATACGATAACGATAAGCTTTTATTAGGAGATGGAGCAGATCTACAAATTTACCATGATGCAACTAATAATTGGATCAAAAGTGCTACAGGACAATTAAAATTAGAAACAGTAGACTCTGTTCAGCTTTTTGGAAATAACGGTGAAACGTTAGCCCAATTTAGTAAAGACGGGGCATGTTATTTTTATTACAATAATTCTCAGAAGCTTGCGACAGCGGCTGGTGGTGTAAGAGTTACTGGAAACCTTTTATTAGATGCAGATAGCCAATACATTAAACTTGGTGCTAGTGATGATCTACAAATCTACCATGATGGATCGAACTCTTACCTCAAAGCTGTAAGTGGTGGGACAGGAAATCTTTATATATTTGCAGATGGTAAAACTATATTTTTGCGACCAAAATCAGGTGAAGATGGTATAAAGGTTATCCCTGACGGAGCAGTAGAACTTTATTATGACAACAGTAAACACTTTGAAACCAATTCAGGTGGCGTAAAAGTAAATGACAATCTATATCTTGGATGTGGAAATGGAAATGACCTACAAATTTCGCATAATGCAACGGATTCCACAATTCTTAATCAGACAGGTAATTTAAGAGTTAGAACTACAGGGACTTTATATTTACAAGTTAATGGTGGCTCTAACGAAAATGCGGTAACAGCTACTTCAAATGGAGCTGTAGAACTCTATTATGACAACGTTAAGAAGCTGGAGACATCTAGTACTGGTATTTGGTGTAGTGGTTATTTATCTGGCGAAGGTCTTGATATAGCTGATAATAAAAAGCTTTTACTTGGTTCAGGTGATGATTTAGAAATCTACCATGATGGATCGGATTCTTATATAGATAATTCTACTGGTGCTCTTTACTTGAAGAGTCCATATTTCATAGATCTTCGTAGCGATGGCAACGAAACTATGATTAAAGGTATTAAGGATGCAGGTGTAGAACTCTATTACAACAACAGTAAGAAGTTTGAAACGCTTAACGGCGGAGCAAAAGTACACGGACAATTTTACTGTACTAGCGAAGTAAATCTGACAGGTCAAGGTAATAAATACATTGATACAGCACATCTAAATCATGCTTTACGTTTCAGACGAATTAGTGATGGAGATACAGGTCACTCAGATCATTGCACTGTAAGTAGTGCTGGCCTTTGGAGTGCAGATTTTAACGATGTTTCCGATGAAAAACTAAAAGAGAATATAGTTGCAATAGCTGATGGAGCTATTAGTAAAATAAAACAACTACGTCCAGTGAACTTTGATTGGAAAGCTACAGATAAAGCTAAGAATGTAAGTGGTTTTATTGCTCAAGAATTAAAGACAGTACTACCAAATCTTGTTTATGGTACTGAATACGATCCAACTATTATAGATCAATCACAAGGTGTAAAAAGTACAGGGTATTCAGTTAATACAATAGGAATAGTTGCGAACCTTACAAAAGCTTTGCAAGAAGCAATTACTAAGATAGAAACATTAGAAACTAAAGTGGCGGCCTTAGAATCCGCCTAACCGAACTTGTCAGTGGCCTTTATTAAACTTATATTGTACAAGTAATTACTTATCTTTATGCCTACACCAGAAGAACTCCTCTCTACAGCACAAGCAGAAGCTAAAGAACTTGTAGACACATACAATAAGGGTCAGCAAGCTCAGAATGATTTGATGACTAAAATCGTCAAGAAACAAGGAGAAATTGATGCTCTTAATAAGGTCGTCAACCCCCCTGCTGAACCTGCTTGTGAAGTTTCTCCAGAGTAAAAGCTAATGGCTGTAACTATTACTTGGTCTGTTGACGCTCACAAGCATGAAACTGCTGGTAAGAAATGTGTTCTTAGCGTTTCTTATCGTGTAACTGGGGTTGATGGTGATGCTACTGACTCTATTTACAATGAAGTTAAGTTGGATCGTCCTTCTGATTCAGATATGCAAGACTATGCTGATTTCTTGGGATCAGGAGATACAGCAATAGTCGCAGCCGTTAAAGCAAAACTTGGAGCTGATCAAGTAACAGCACAAGAAAATGCTGTCAAAGCAAATGTGGAACAGTTAAAAGCTCCTACAGAAACTTGGACTGCTGGGCCTAGTCCTGCATAATAAAACATAAGAAGCTAAACTACTTTCAAAACATCTAATCCAATGGCAATCGTTAAAACTTGGGAAGTTAACACAATGGAGCGTGACATCTCTGATGGTCACGTAAATAAGGTTATCTATCGTGTTAAAGCGATTGATGATTCTGATAACAAAGAGCAAGATGGCACAAGACAGACAGGTGAAGTGAATTTCACAAAGCCTTCTAGTCTTCCTTCTGACTTTGTTGCTTACGATTCTTTAGATGCTGCTACTTGCATTGGATGGGTTAAAACTGCTTTAGGTTCTGATGGTGTTGCTGCTGTAGAGGCTGCGATTGATGCTGCTCTTGCACCTGCTACAACTTCCGTTGGCAAGCCTTGGTGATATGCAGCGCATTTTCAATGTTTTATCTGCTCTTTCATTTCTCCTTGTTTTATCAATAACAGGAGGTGGAATTTTTGGTTATTTATGGATAACCAATGAAGATAATCAGAAGATGCTCCAAGACAAAGCAATGGAAAAGGTAATGGGGGCTATGAAAATGCCTGGATTATCTGGCCCTGCCTTGCCCACTGGAGCGTTAAGTCCTGCACAGCAAAAGAACGAAGAAAAGAAAGCATTTGGATTACCTAGCTTTTGATTCCTAAAGTTGAGATTCCTGCTATTGGAGTCGAGCCTGTTAATACTTATGTCATCAATACGCCTGTTATTAATGCTCCGAACGTACCAGTCAATGTCCCGATAGGGTTTCCGATCATTGAAATGCCTTGTGTAAAAGCAAGGCGAAGTATTGAAAATGATGCACTTATAGATAACGATCCAAAACATAATTTAATTTTGTGCCCTGGCGGTGTTCCTGCCTATGAGCCAATGAATTACGATCCGTTGCAATTGGTTCCTATAAAAGACGAAGAACCTCAACGATACGAAGAGCCAGAAATCCCTCCAGCAGCAGAAGTGCCAGAAGCACAGCCAGAAGCTTGCCCTCCCGATGGTGCGCCTGAGATTGGTACAAAAGTAGAAGAAGGAACTAAACAGATTATTAAGTATGAATTGGTCGGAAACCGTTGTGTAACTAGATATAAAAAATTAAATGTTCAACAACAGATAATTGATGCGATACCTACGATTCCGCAAGTAATCAAAACGGGTTCAATCACTCTTGTGGCTACAACTGCTGCACTATCTACACCAATATTATTGAAGGCCGTCAAACCGATTATTAAACAGATAGTTAATAGAGTTAAAAAGATATTAGGTAAGAAAGTAAAACGACCAAACTTATCTGAAAAAAGAACTAATTCTTATCGGGAGAAGAGGGGTTTACCACCTTTAAAGGAGAAGAAATAACGTGTCTATGTGGTAAGACCTGACCCATTTTAG